GAGGTATCGAGCGGATTCTATTTATCCGTTTTTTACCGTTATAACTATTTTATATTCAGTTATATGTATTTATTTACTATGCTTTGGTAAAACATTGGTAAAACTAATTGCCTTCCGGGTTCTCAGTCTGCATAGCGCAGGGGCATGTAATTTACACCAAATAAGGCAATATTCATACTGCCATAACTCATGCTCCATTGGTGGAAGCTACAAATCATTGAGCAAATCCCCCGGCTGGCATTCCAGGGCGCGGGCGAGTTTTATAACTACCGTCATCGTAGGATTTCCGGTCCCTTTCTCTATCCGGCTGATCCAACCTACATTCATTTCGATGATATAGGATAGCTGCGGGCGCGATAGTCCTTTGGCCTTTCTTTTCGCTTCGAGTCGTTGGCCGAATCTTTTCTTTAATATTTCGTCCTCATTGGTCATTAATGACAAACATATAAAGAAGTATAATTATAATCACACTACTATAGTGAACTTACTATAGTGTCATAATTTTACCTATATTGCTGGAAATTGAAGGCACGGCTCATGCTGTGCAGAGGAGTTAAGGGAAACCCCTGGTTATTGAGCCGGGGGAATCCAAGGAGAATGATCACCCAAAACCACGTATATGACCTCAGAAGAAATCCACACAGGTGTCGTAAGCTTCCGGCCAAACAGCCTTACCCCCATGATTCGTGTTATAAAAGGTGATAATGTGAAGATTGTTTCAGCGATGGTTGAAGACTATGAAAAACTTCGGGAAATGGAGGGGCAAGAAGTTAGGTTCACGATATTAAAGAACCCATATGGGCCGCATATTGTATCGGAGCATGGGTTTGCTAAATTACTGTAACGTCGGGCGACACCCGGCAAATAAAAGAAGCTCTGCTTATTCAGGCAGAGCGTTTTTTCAAATAAAATTGTTGTGAGATAATGGGCCCGTCCTTTCCAGGTCAGGCGGTTTATATCTTGTAGTGATTTCTTAGCGCTGACTCAACAACGGCTGTTTTATTCACCTCCTTTTCCAGGAGGGCGGCCAGCTGCAGATCAATCGTGAAGTTCATACGCTTCTTGGTTACCAGATCTTTACGGCCGGCGCCAGGGCGGGCGCCCCCGCGGGTTAGTTTCTTATTGCTCATGTTCTATTTGTTTGAGTAGGTCTTTTCCTTTCTCCATACCACCACCATGCTCTGTTTTACCCCCGCGTGGGCCAATGATGTATAGCTTGTAGCTTATACCGTTCGAGGCCCGAACTATTACCCGGTCGAATCCATTGTCAGAAATTACGGTTACTACGTAGTCCTGTTGGAGTTTCTTGATAGTGGTTTCTTGTGCGGTGATCATTGTTTGAGGTTTTAATTGTTGAATCAAAGATAGCACTTTAATTGAATTAAATACACATCTTAATCAATAATAATGAAATAAACACATCTTTCAGAAAGTATTGAAAATAATAAAGCCGTTCTGAAGAGAGCGGCTAACATTTAAACCCGTCAAATTCGACGGGTTAATAAAACGAATTTACCCTATTTATCCAGCCTTCCAGGAACTTTTCCTGGTTTGGATTCCTGATCACGATGTCTTTCAGGAACTTCGCCCGGGCCGATTTCAATTCTGCAAACACCGCCACGGGATCGGCTGAATTAATCGCCGCTAACGTCTGAGCGCCCATTATTCCGTCGTCCTTTGCTTTCACTACCCGCTGAATGGCTTTTATTGCATGATACCCGGAATTGACGTAGAAGTCAAACAGGAAGCAGGCTATCCGCTGATCGTTTATCTTGTCCCCCAGTATAGGCTTCCAGAAGTGCTCATAATAGAACACCTCAATCAGGTCGGCGAGATGCTTATCTTTCAGGATTTGATTGTACTTAAGGGGCTTTGCTTTGTCGATGATAACCCAGCCGCGCCAGGTGGGCCAGTTCTTACGAGAAATCCCACAATAGGTTTCAACAAGCGATATTGCTTCTTTAAACATTGCCATATTCGCTCAATATTGACTGTATATCTTTAGACCCATACCGAAATTTTCTATGCAGAGCCTTGTAGGGAATATTATATAATCTAGCTAACTGACTCAAGGTAAATTTCTCTCCATTTAACTCAACCATTATATTAGTTGTCTTATTATTGGACTGTTCTAAATTTGTCGCCCATTTACAATTCTCAGGAGAATAATCGCCATTTACATCTATTCTTTCTATGGAGTGGTTTTTAGTAGGAGCCCTCCCCATGTCAGATAAGAAAGACTCGTAAGAATTCCTCCATCGAGAACAAACTTTAATGCCACGGCCCCCATAGTTCTTGTACTTACTGTTGGTTGGGCATTCACAGCGCGATATAATATGTTGCCATGTCCTATTTTCTTTCGTAATATTAGCTTCGCCATGTTTGAAATTTATCATTCTGGTCGATTCGGCGTGGAGACATCCGCAACTATTTGTTATCTCACTGGATATAACATCAGATGAAATAGTGGTAAATCCGCCGCACTCACACTGGCATTTATAATACCTCCTTTTCCGATCCCCCTTTTTGATAGAACCTATAAACTCTATTACAGTTAGGCGCCCTAACTTTTTTCCCGTGTGGTCTTTGGCCTTCATTGTAAATGTTTAGGCGTAATGGTATTATTTTAATACAAACTGTATCGCAGCGCTACTTATTAAATATCAACATTCTACTAACAGCCACCCAGAAACCAACAATTATTCTGCCTTGAAAATGTTAAGGATTCCCTTTCTTACGGCCTTGCCTATTGCTATCAGCATACTATCGCCAAATCTGCCGATGATCACTGCAGCGATGAGGGCGATATCATGTTTGCCGTAGCTGGCCAGTGCCAGCCAAACCACCCAAGCGCAAGCAAACGCCACGCTTGAGTGAAAAATAGCCGCCCTCCAGCTGAGATCCTTTTCATAGTTAAGGGTAGCCAGCTTAGAAACGAGGCCGATGACAACGCCGGCAATGTAAATACCGAGCTTAATTACGAAAGGCCCCTGATCCTGACTGTTTTCTTGCATCCTGGCTGCTTTTAATAATAGTCACTATAATTACCATACCGGCGAACACATATTCATTCCATCCAAACTTTTTTGGGTCAAAGAATAGTTCATCCAGTATATTATTTGCACATAGCCATATAGCTAAGGTAGCAGTAGGGTCAGCCGGCATGAGTCGCTTAATCAGCATCGCTAATATCATTAACCCCAATGCTATGCACTGGTAGAAGAAACCATGCCATGCAAATACCCATAGATTATATCCTGCTGCTAAAACCAGCAACGCGGCAATAAGCACTATTCTATTTGTGATCATGGCTTATGGTTTATTGCGGTCATCAGGGCGTCCGCCTACTAAATCAGACTTTTTTGCGAAAACGGTGGCTCCCGCAAATACTGCAGCGAGCAGCGAGATGCCAGTAACGCCCCATTCGAGCCAATCATGTACGCCTTTGGGCACACCTGCTGGCATAGTACTGATCATTGTTGTCAGCGCTGCCACAATCCCCGCTAGAAAACCAGTAGTGTTGACCATCCAGGGCGGGCTGGGCTGCTTTACGTTCTTAGTTGATAATTTTGCCATGATATAGTGTTTAGAAAGTTGACAATGCCGCGCGTTTCCATCCAGCAGCGGTCTTCATATAAAAGAAGTTCGCATCCCAACTGAAGTCTCCCGTGTTTCCGTTAGTATCAGCAGTGCTCGTTGGGGTGTAGGTTTGGCGAAGTCGAAACTGATTATAACCCGTTGCTGCGTTAACATCAAGTATCGCTGTTGGAGTGTGCGATCCAAACGCGGTTAATCCGTTAGATGCAGCGTTAATTCTGGTTGAACCGCCGGCCAGAATACGAACGCCACTGGTTGAGGATAAATATATATCCGCGTCTCCGCTGGCACCGTCGCCAACCGCACCCTTAGCAGTAGTTCCGTCACTTTCATAGAAAGTAAATACTGCAAGATTTGTATTGCCCGTACCAGTACCTTTAATTCCACTCGTAGTGGCTAATTTCACTAGGTTGGACCAGATGGATGGTACATTATCGCCCTGACTTATTAGAAGATCGCCGTTTGATCCAGGGAGACCGTTAGGTTTCAACGCGGCAAACAGCTTAAGATTACCCAACGTATCTACCGCCATGGATGAACGGTTCTGATTGCCCCATAAAAAATTATGTACTGTTTCATCGAATCGGAAGAAGGGGCTTTGCGCCGGTTCCGATGTGTTGCCCTGGTTGATGAACTTGTACCACCTCGCAAATATATTTCCATAGACCCCAAGCGGCCCGTTTGCAAAGCCTCCGTTTGCCAGTACCGATGCTATATCGTTTGTTGCCCAGGAAGAGAGTCCGTTTGCGTCTGATGTTAATACTTTATTGACGCCTGGGTTGCCGCCTCTTATCTTGATTTGACTGTAAATGTCTGTGAAGCCGTCGCCACGAATGTTAAATTTAATAGCATTGTCATTTCTTCCGACAATATGTATTGCAGATGCGGTATCTCCCCACATCGGAGGTATTATTTTTATTGTCGCATTTGCTAAGTTGACCAGCGTACTATCTGCCTTGCGGACCCATTGGCTGTAAGGCCGAACATTGTCGTATTTCCCTGTTAGTGCGTTGTGTTGTTTCACCATTGCGGCATAGCGGCAGCTATCCAAGTCGTAGTATGATTTGATCGGCATTAGATCGAACTGAAACAAATGAGCCGATTTTCCGTCGTTCCCGTCCGGATCGATACCGGCCAATGCGTTTTCGTCTGAAATCATAAAGACCCAAGTGCCGTCTCTTAACTGTGTCGCGGCGGGGTAGCCATAGAAGCCTCTAATACCTGGTTCCGGCCGAACGAAGGAGGCTTTCTGCGTATATCCGGTAGGGGTTGAAAAAATGTCGTTTGGATGATTCAGATACAGAACTAAGCTGTCATTTTTCGAATCGCGGTAGTTATTTGTGAAGGAGTTGGAGTAAACATGCCGCTGACACCCAATGGTAATAACGGTATTTCTGAGAGAGTCCCAGGTAATGAACGGCGCCGTTCTTGTTAGCGTATCGCCACCGATGTTCGTGGTTCCCTGCCAGGTAAAAGTTTGCCCATTATCGATAGAATTTAATTGATAGTACGGTCCAGTGATTAGATTCTCGTTCCTGACGATCATTATCATCCTATTGGATCCCGCGTAAGCGGCATAGGGCTCGCTTGTTTGACGCGTTGGATTACTCACTCTGAAGTCATAAACAACCCCCTGACTTGTCCAGGAAGCTCCGTTGGTGGTGCTTCTAAATGCCTCGCAGTAATTTGTGGTGTAAAGGAGGGCCAAATAGCTGCCATCTCCTGCTCGCACAATATTCCCCATGGGTGCCAGTCCTGATACTATAGCCGGTAGCGTAGTGTAAGATGACCAGGTCTGTCCTTTGTCCGTTGATGTGATAAATCCGACACTAACCGGGCTACCGCCAGCGACGTTAAACTGCCTGAAAATGGTTACTATTCGCCCTGTAGCGGTGATAGTACCAATCACATTACGATCATCATTGCTGCTGTTAAATATCGTTGTGGGAGTTGTCCAGGTCAACCCGCCGTCATAGCTGTATCTCTGTACGATCTTACCACCATTGGAGGCGTGCGATAATAACGAGTCAGAACGGAAGATATTTATTAGCGTGTCACCTCCTATGTTTTCAACAAATCCCTCTCCCGTATGATTATTGGATATTAGCGAAGGTACTGGACCCGATAATATCCAGTTATTAAGCGTGTCCAGAGGGTGATAAAGGCTGTCATTTAATGGATAACGCGAATCAGATTGTGATTTGGTGTAATAACCGGATATGTCAAAACCAGAACCAACCTTTGCCCAACCTGTATCCGATTTTACATAAAGGCTACTGTCTTGCGGACGGTATACAATCGTTCCTATACTGTCTATCTTACCGGTTTGGTGAATCGTATCCCTTCTCGGCACCTGCAGCCCATATTTGGCGCGATACCCGTCCGCCTCAAAATACCCCGGATTCTTCGTGTAATTCTGAGCACTTACGCTCATCGTGATTAAAAAGAGGGCCGCCAGATAGCTATGCCGGAAGGCCCTGATAAAAATTTGTCCCATAGTCAAAGTTAATAACTTTCTAAAACAATATAGACAACTCTTATGGCATATCTACAATCAAATAAAATAGGACCACGCTTGCGGTTGATGATCCGTGATTATGAAAACCTACTTTAAAGCTATTTTCAACCGTTGCAGTGGCGGCATATGTTACTTTGTTGTCACTAGTATAACTACCGCTGTATCCGCCAAGCATTCCGACCACAACGTAACTATCTGCCACCAAATTAAGGTTGTGTGTGATCGTTACTTGTTTATCACTATTTGCATTTATTGTACCAACATTATACACGGCTACCAGTAATATCTTGTTCTGGCTGGCCGCCCACAGATCACGAACTGCTTTTGAAGTAGCCAGAGTAGTGCTACTATCAAGCTGATAACTGTTTGAAATAGCATTCGGAATATTGCCCAGACCGACCTGAGTCTTTGTAACGGCATGCGGGTTGCTTGTATCCTGAATATGATTTTCCAGGAGCTCAGTCAGGTCGGAGATAGCGGCGCTGACATTACCGTCGAGTGTCGGCTCAAAATATATCCAGTATTCTTCTTCATCATTGAAAACTTTTCCATTCTGCAGGTCTATACCGCCGCTGAGCCGCTGCGTCCATTCTATTTGAAGCGGGTCGTTCGTGTCATTCACTCCGCGGAGTGGCCCGGCGCCTCGCTGTTCAACCCAGGATATAGTATAGTCCGCAATAGAAGGTATAGCCACTTCGGTAGCGTCTACAGTGGGGTCTCGGTCCTCTATTCCTCTCCCTACTTTGATCATGAGCGGAGGAATTACCAATGGCCCGTCGAATCTGGGGGTAGCCACAAATGAAATCCGCAGCTCATCAAGAGCCACGCCATCGGCACTCTCATAAATACGCACCAAATGGACAGCCGGCGTCGGGACCGAGATGATAAAATCACCTGGGTTATCATGCGGCTCGGCATACACAGCCCTATTGGCTTCCTCATAACCCCCAGTAGTAAGCGGCTTATATGCTACCATTATTAGGTACTGCGTAGAGACTGGGTCTTGAAAATATGAATACTTTATTATCATTTCGGCTGAATAAGAGTAATTTGTAATGTATCCGGCAGGCCGTTCATTGTACCGAACGTATTGCCCTCTATGTTGTACGCCACGGCTACCACGTCATCAAATGTCGGGTCGTAAATACCGCTGAAGCTGTTTATTGCCGGTCTAATGTCCATAGACCAACCCTGCATGGGGTATCTTTCCGCGCGGTTCGGTTCCAGCTTCCCGCCATCTGCACGTACGTATTGCATGCCGTCGAGCAGTACTGTATCGTGACAATAGATCATATTTACCTTCTTAGCAACCCATGGCGGTACGCCGTAGGAGGCACCCAACTTGTATTTGAAGGTGTCAAACGGTGTCGCCGATAACTCTACAAGGTTCAATGTCTGATCCTCGTAAACCGCCTGAATATTGCCTGGGGTGTAGTCTGTAATTATAGCTTCTGCCCGGAAGGAGAACTGAATGCCTGTGTCATAGATCACGTCCAGTGTATTTACACTGTGCCGGTAAGCATGCAGAATGGTGTCCTCGTGCAAAAGGGACACGTCCTGCGGTTCGCTCAGGAACTGAAGTACATTATTACCTACAGTGATCAGCAGGTAATACAGCCCTTCGTCCACGTCAGCCAGCTGCATATTTACCTCGTATGTACTCCATAACTGTCCGACAATACTGGTAGTCTTCTTCACGAAGTTTTCAGTCTTGATCACAGTCCCGCTGCAGTCTATTAGATCAAGTCGCTGCGTACTAAACTCAGACCTTGCTTGCAGCGTTATAGTATCTGTCTTCTGCCATTTCTGGTAATAGCTTATCTCCTGCTCCCAGGGAAATATTTGCTTGCTAAACCAATCCTCATCCAGATGTGTGAAATTCTTTCCAGCGACAGCAGGAATGCCCACCTGATAGAAGGGTACCGGATTAGCTTTTGATATGTAAAACATCTGCGGCATCAGTGAATCAGTTTAGTCATGTCATTGTCTGTGCTGGCCAGCAGCTTAAATGTCTGTTTGGCGTTGGTGGCCGCCTGCTGCCCGGCTTCCACGATATAGCCCCGGAAGGCATAACCCAGCCATTTGAATTGAATCTTCCCGTATGGTTTTGCCTCGATTAGATTTACTATGTTTAACGGCACCTGGCACTCTATCTGAAACATTTTAGGCAGAAATAGCTTTGGCGCCAAGGTGCCGATCAGGAAGTTTTGATTCTCAGTGATCGTTACCCCGGCCAGAGTGGTGCTCAGTGCTGCGTTCTTCTCGGTGGTCTGGAAGGTCAGATTTCCATCGTCGAGCAGGTCCATTCCAATATGCAGGAATGATCCGTTGGCTATTAGGCAGCGTGCTGGAGACAACTCAACGTTAAAGATGGATGACCCGGCGCGAACTCCGGAAAGAGCGGTATAAGCCGGTCGGTTCAAGATGTATCCACCACTCCCGTTATCGGCTATGTTGATGATAAACACATCGTTGTCGCTGCTGTTGTCGGTGGTACTCTTTCCGTCCAGATTAATCCTGGTAAACTCTATACCGTACGGGTCGCACCGGTATACTCCCGTCATGTCCAGTTCCTTCCCCAGGCGTTTAACCGGGGAAGTATAATTGTGCGTGTTGTTGAATTCATCCTTACCGTTCACGTCATCATAGTCCTGCGCTGGCCAGCCGATCTTTAAAGTGTTCCACAGGTAGTCTGTAGCGTTCATTACCTGACAGTCCGCCACCTCTCCCAGGTCGGCTATAATCTCGTTCGTAAAGAAGCTGGCTTTTGCCTCAATTACAGCCACTTCGTTATGGTTGCCCAGCCCTATACTGAACCGGGTGTTAAAGCTGGTGAAGAAGTCTTTTAAGGAGGTTTTGATCTTTGCACCTTCTATGCCCCTTATCCCATCGCCGCAGGTCAACACGAAGTCTTTAGCAACAGTGCTTAATAGGGTGCTGGATGCAGTGTATTTGCCATCAGTGATCTTTTCTATCAGCTTTTGGAAAACGTAAAGTGACCGGAGTACTTTTATTTCAGTTTGGCGGTAGCGGTAGTCAAATGTTATATTCAGAGTACCGTCAGGCCCATATGTAAACTGATTGCCCGCCCCACCGGAGCCAGCAGCCGTTACAAACAATCGCTGCCCTTGTGCTAATGTGATGGTTTTGGAGAATTCCACTTCAATGGACATATTCTCACCTGTAGGACCATGATACACTATCTCTTGTGATACAAACGAGCTCCCATTAGAAATAGAGAAATCCACTATATGCGTCCCAAGAAATGGCCAGGATACAGGATATTTGAAGTTCAATGTAAATGTCTGATCCGCGCCATCATTTCTAATCAGATAGTCCGTGGAATCTGCGTCCGCAGGCGGTATAGCATCCCCGGAGACAAATGAGTAGGTTGTGTTAAATACAATGTCCCTAAATGTACCCTCAGAGTTAATAAAGATGCACCCCAATAGGCTTGCTTCATCCCCTGGCTGGCCCGCTGGTCCCTGCTGGATCGCATAACTCACATTAGCCTTAAGCGTCAACCCATCCATCCGCAAATCAAGCGCTTCCGGCACATCCAACGGAATCTCGTACTTAGTATTCTCATTGGCCTTGATCATCATCGAAAGGCCACCTTCTGTTACTTCACATTCCGCTTTATCTTTTTCATCGGTCATTTGCGTGAAGTTCAGGGCGCCGAAGTAGTATCTTTTGTGCTTAAGGTCTGCCGGATCGAGCTTGGCAATAGCGAGGTTGCCAACTGCCTCTATGCCGTATTTGTACCACAGATGGCGTAGTATTTTAGCGCCGTCCTTTACAAACCCAAAAGGGATAGTAGACGTGCGTACAAGGCCCCCATATGTTGTATTTCGAGTGTATAATAAAGCAGTTTCATTCCAGCCATCAGGCGTATATACCAACGGCTGCGGGCTTGGCGTAGTAACAATATACCCGGCAGAGTCGACCGCATAAGTATTCCCGTCGTTATCGCAAACGAAATACAGAAACTCCTTATGTAACATTGCCACTGCCATCAGATCTTAAATTCATGGTTTAAAAATGTCGCCCGTTTCTGAGCTGACGTAAGAGTGGCCCTTACTCCCAGAGGGGTATTGTTCACATGAACTGTACTTTTATTTTTTTCTAGACCGTCAATAATCCTATCCGTCTGTTTGCCGAATCCATCCAGGACGGCCTTTGTCATTCTATCAACGCTTGCGGACGTGCTGTCAATGGCAGGCAATGGCCGCATTGCTCCTGCGCCGGCTGCTGCCAGGTAGTCACCTACTGAAGGATGGACTTTATAATGGGCTGGTATATTCATAATGGTGTCCGATGCCGGCGTTACCCATGCCCGCCCGTCTGGCGATTGAATAACTTCATGTACACCACCATCCCCTACATGCGCCAAGCCGCCTGGGTGATCTTCAGTACCATCTTTATATTTTGGTATGGGTTGCGCCAACACTGCTGCCAGCTGAGCGGCACCTATTGCACCAATTACGGCTGCCAATGGCGCAGCCAAGAAGTAGGGATAATCAGCAAAAGCTTTCGCCACACCTATTGCGGTATTAGCCACTATTTCTACTACAGATTTTGCCTTTTCAAATCTGGCTTTCTGCTGGTCAAACTGTTTTTGCCTGCGTTCCAGAGCCTGTTTTTGGGCATCAGCCTGAGCGTTAATAACGGCGATCTTATGCGCTTTTTCTTCTTCAGAATCAGAAGAAGCATTAACAGCGGCCACCTCTGCTTCCTGCCGCTGGCTTATCAGATCAATTTCTTCCTGAAGACGGTTCTTTTGTCGATCAAATATTCCATCTATTATCTTACCTACCGACTCTCCTAGTTCTTGCCGTAGGTCTTTAACCTTTTTGGCAAACTCTTTTTCAAAATCTTCCCTGGTTTTTAGTTCTTTCTTATGCGCGGCTGTTTTTTCTTTCTCTGATTTCTCAAAATATTCACGGTCTAAATCCCTGATCTTATTTTTGATATTGAGCAGTTCAGTTTCCTGGGCGGTTGTATCTTCGCCTCGCAGCTTCATTAACTTGATAATCTGCTCTGTATACTCGTATTCGGCCTGCAGAGATAATATTTTGTATTTATTCTCTATACGGAGCTTTTCAAGCTCATATTGATCTTTACTGATCTTACCACTCTCATATAATTTCTGATTGGTTGCTAGTTCATCCTGTGATTGTTTTTCTAGTTCAGCTTTCCGCCTTTCGGCAGCAGCCAATATCTCTTTGGTCTCCTTATCTGCGTTATCCTTCAGTATGTCAACTACTATCTTCCCGAGTTCACGTCTATTTTGAGCCTGCTCCGCAGCAGCTTTCTTATCCACTGTGACTTTCTGGGCAGCTGTTGCCCGGCCACGGCTGATTTCAACATCAAGTATTTTCTTTTCTCCATCCGCCTCTTCTTTAGCGAGTAAGTTCTTTAAGGTGAAGTAGTTTTCAGCAGCCACCAGGCGATCTTCGTAAGCCACCTTTTCATTCTCAAAGATCTCTTTCTGTGAATCAATGGCTTCCTGCAACTCTATCTTCCTGGCCTCCATCTCCGCTTTAAGTTGCAATTCCTTAAGGCGAGCTGCAGCATCCAGTTCTTTTTTAGTTGGCCCTTTTTCATCGGGCTTAGTCGTTGACGGTGGTTCTTCACCAGGGAAACGGCGGTTTAGCTCATTTACCAGGGCTTGCCGCTGGGCTTCCATCAGTCTAAGCGCGGCCTGATCCTCTTGAACTACTTTCTCAGTGCGTTGTAAGAAAGCACCGTATACCGTATCGGCATTCTTGCCGTAGGCATCCCGTATGCTCTTGATTGTGTTGAGGTTTCCTTGAAGTCTATTTTCAGTTATTTCAATGCGCTGGTCTATTGCGTTACGTTGACCGATAACATTGTCAGTCTGTAGCTTCTTCAGCTTCGCTGCATACTCGTCTATAGCTTTAGCGTTTAGGAAATCCTGAGCCGCAGTTTTATCCGTCAACTTCAGCGATACATACACTATGCCAGCAACGAGGTTGTTGATCGAAACCAAGGCTTCATTAGCCAGGTTTATGATCATGCCAAAGAACCTGCCTAATGCGCTTTGATTATCGCTTACAAGGTCCGTAAAAGTGTTGCTCAGTCGATTGATGGAAGCTTGCAGACCTTCGACCTTCTTCTGATTGTCAATACCATACGTTTTTTCCAGCTCTTTAGCGAATTTGGGAAGGAAGTCAACCGCTACCACTTGGCCTTTCTTTAGCATGTCATCCAGCTGCGCAGTGGTTACACCTATTGACCTGGCGGCAATAGCAAATGCACCAGAAATACGCTCACCGATCTGGCCACGGAGCTCTTCGGCCTGAACTTTACCTTTTGACGCAATCTGTCCAAATGCAGTAAATATCCCGTTAACGTCTTGTTGGGACAATTTCAGGTTAGCTGCGACTTCAGAAACACTATTAAATATGTTTCTGGTCTGGGTAGCTGTTAGCCCCGCCTGTGTGCCGGCAGCGTAGAAGTTTTTGAAAGATTGAGTAAGGTCCAGAATGTTCAACCCGAGCCGATCAGCGACATCTACCAGGAACGCTGAGTTCTTACTAAATTCTGACTCACTACCGGATACAGCACGAAGCGCTGCATTCATACTATCCAGCTTTACAGTGACATCAAATATTTCTTTTGCTATAGCACCTGCACCGAGGGCAATGCCGAATTGCCCGAGTAGGCCCTTTAAACCCCCAACTATTTGCGGCGTACTGGTATAGTTGCCCACATTTCTCTGATGGCGCCCAGTTTCTGCTTCAAGTTTCTTCAGCTCGGCTGATACACGCTTAATATCTTCAAGGACCTTCCCGTTAGCTTTACGAGATGCCGCGCCATAAGCATCCCATGTCTGCAGTAGCTTCTTTAATTGCTCCCTGAGATCCAATATGCTGCCCTTCTCCCCCTTCATTTCTTCCTTACGCCTACGGGCCTCTTCTCGACGCTTAGCTTCAGCCAGGCGTAGCGCTTCAATCTCGTTCTTTAAATCCTGGTTGGCCTTTTTACTCTCCAATAGCGCCTGCCTCAGTTCTGATTCAGCCCGGACTGCTTCTTCTTTTGCTTTGTTCAACTCCCGGATACCAGATTCAGCCTGTTTCAGTGCATCAAATCCCTCTTTGAATCCTTTAAGACTCAAACCCTTACCAAGCTCATTAACCTTGATGATCAACTCCGCTATTTTACCCATAGCGGCGTAGACGCTTTCAAGCTCCTCTTGGCACTTCTTGGCATTTATAACGCTATCTATTCTTCCGTCCGACATGCTGATCTAGCTTTTCGCAGTCTTTGTAATATTGATTAAGTAAGCCTACATAGCGGCTTACTGTAATTTCATGTTCATTGATATGGTGCTTGTAATGAATGGAAAGAGCATTTAACCGGTTATCGAAATACGCGCGGGTAATCTTCTCACCTTTTTGCCCCTCCTGCATCTTTGCCAGTTGCCCTTCCTTTTGTTCTTTTTGAACAAGAAGGGATTTTGCTCTACTCAAAACCCGGTCAAGGTCTTTGTGATATGATTCCGGATCGTTATGGTTAAATTGGAAGTTGTAGCCCTCAGACTTCAACATCTTTATAATATCGTCGTATCGGTATTTGCGAGATAATTCAACAGCCTCGGTGATAGTTGTATATTTGATAAATAGCTGGCTTATTTCAGCTGTGAGCTTAAGTTGGTAATCGTTACCGGCTGCGCCAGATAGCTCAATATACTCCTGGTAAATCGACTGCCAACCATCTATAAGCTCTTCAGGTGACACTTCACCCTCAATAACTAGCTGTCTCAGGTCATTGTCGCAAACACACCGGATGAACCGGATTAAAGGAAGATCTGAGCAAGTCGTATATATCATAATCCCAGCCTTTCGCGCACCCTTGTGAATAATGTTGGTTTCAGCTCTTCCACATACACCATTCGGAAGCCACCGCCTAAGCCGAGTATTTGCGGCCCATATCTATCGAATAGCCATTTCGCTTTGGGATCACCGCTCTTTATATCGAATCCGCCGGAATTCATAGCATCCAGGTAAAGTGAGTCATAGAAATCGCCTTTATCTTTTAGTGTAACCCTGTCAGTTGGCTGTCCCTTCTTTTTCTTCCTGGTTATAGTTGCCGGCCTGTAAAACGGCGTTATTGAGTTGCCTTCCGAATCCTTACCAGCATATAGCTGCTGTCGCTGTTGTTCCAGGTAATCTGTTTTTGTTTCCTGTACACTTTCGGCAACAACCGCTGGTAAATCCAGTCGTTCAAACCGCTTCATCATATCAAGTACTGTTACCATAGCCAGAAATAAGGGCGGGCTATTTCTTCCCGCCCTTTGGTTTTGAGGTTTTATTTGAGGATGTGGCCGGATCTTCATTACCCAGATCAAGTACTTCTTTAAGAAGTGCAGCACCTTCGGCACCTTCACGCCTACCAGCTTCCCTTGCATCTTCTTCAGAAGTAAATACTCGGGGAGGGATAGCGGGCGGCGCCTCGGGAGCAACCGCCTCACTTATTAACCCCAAAGCGTCGGCGTAAGCAACTATATCGTGATCGGGGAACTGGGCGGAAAGCTGCCGGATAAACTTCTCTCGGCTCCAGGTTTTGGTAACACGACCAAAACTGATTGGATGAATGATATTGTTCTTCATGATTAAGCCCCTCTTACGACGTCCACGGGAATAGCTTCATAACCAGAAATGTCCGCTGCGTCCAGGGCCGAAGCCGATACCATATTGATCCGAATCTTGCCTGTAGCTGTGATGGCCGTATAATCTGCGTCTGCCGTATCGGCAGCGACTGCGATAGTCCCCAGCGTTGCGTTGTAAGTTGCGCCCGTAACCGCTACGGATGCCCCTGTAGTGGCGTTGGAGAGTACCCATAAAGCCTCATCAGCCAGAAGAGTGCTGTACAGTTCAGTAAGGTTTGACTTATCGCAACCAACGAGGGGAAGAACCTGGTAAACACCGCCGGTCGGGGTACCAGTAACTTCCAGATTGATGTTGATCAATCCGGACAGTTCATCCAGGTTAAAGCCTGCATCAACGTAGGCTATATCCTCATTGATGTAGTTCGGCTTAAAGGAGAATTGGATACGGTATATCGGCGCGTTTGAGAAATCGTTCACTTTCCAGGGGAAGGGATATAACACCTCTAACGGCACGCCTGCCATCCCGGGTTTCCCGTCGCTGGCTGTTTTAGTAGTCCCGGCCATCTTGTAAGCTGCGTCATAGAACAGCGCCGCATAACCGGTATTGTTCTTGAATGAACGGAGCTTATTGGAAAGGCACAGGCCACCATCATAATACTGCATGATCCAATTGTAGTTGCCTTCACGGATCGGCACCTGCCGGCCACTTGCCATTGTCTGGAAAGTCGGGTCTTCGGTGTTGTCCGTAATTGCTTCGAACCCGTGCAGAGGGAAAATCCTGCTGCTCTTTACGGCGATAATATCGGCAGCAAGAGCGGCGCGGAGCGATTCGGGTGTAGCAAGTTCTGCTTGCGTATACACGCGACCTTTCGGCACCAGGAAAGCGCCTTTGATAGCTTCAAAGTGGAGAGGACACCCGGTCGTACCGGTATTTCTTACCTCAGTTCCACAGTCAAGCGCGTTTAATCCTGCCATTGTTATAGCGTTTTAAAATGTTAGCAATGTTTAATGTCATACAATAGCTTCAGATCAAACCTGAAGCAGTGGAAGGGATGCATATCCCGGTATTTGAGCGTATCCAGATTGGCCTGTGCCGCCATGATAGTCCCCCGGTACTCCTGATGAACCCTTTCGATACCCATGCGAACACCGTTGAGGGTGAATCCATACATCTTCTTTTGAACCAGTTCTTGTACATCCTTCCTTACCTCTTCGTCGGCGCGGTGAGTGGTGGCCGGATACAGCTTCTTAATGTTTACCCAAAAGATCAGGTGAACATCGGCGGTATTGGTAACATCGAAATCGATATCACCGGATAGGCCGAAGAATGAAAGCACCGAAATGCGATCATCTAAATACACTTCTTTGTACTCACCACCCCCGACATACACCTCTGCCACGTATCCGGACTCCTTTTGATTCCGGTAACACCTCCCATATGCTTCATACTGTGCATTCTGAAGACTCCATTTAGTCAGGAGCTTGTCATGCAGATATGACTGCAACTTTTGGATCGGTATGTCAACCCCTACAGGGGCCGTTTTTGAAAAGAGCATGTATCAGCTGGTGTAGTGAACGTTTTTATTTTATCCTTTGGAAACAGATTACGGAATACTCTTTCACACTCCCGTTCCACCTGGTTCTTTAAGCCAGTCGTATATGGGAATTCAGGCGTTGAAAACCGCAGATTCAGATCAGTATAGAGTTGTTTAACTCCCTCTGCTCCTATCCGCTGGTCTTTGTTTGACCTGGTGCTGTGAATGATTGCTTCCACAATGAAAGCCGCCATCTGTAGCCCGATAGCCTTATCAAATAATTGTGGACTCTGAATGATCACTTCTGTATAGTCCCGTGAGCTGGTAAGCTCGATATTAAGCCCATACGTACGACCCGTGAACGGTGGATTATACCGGTTGAAATCTGTTGCCGAAACGGCAGCGGCCTCTATGCCTTCCGCATTGTAACATATGGCCGTCCGCTTAAGGTGCATGCCATAGTCGAGCGCTTTAACCCCTAATGCCTCAATATCATCCTGGAAGTATCCGATATAGTATGTCCGCGACTTACTGACAGAACCGATCGCGGTTAACACCACGTCAGGAATAGAAACAATCACTTCCTCATCAGCTACGGTAGTAACTGGAATTGTGGCTATCGGGTCTTTCTTTAGATGACTGAAGACATAGATATTGAAGGTACCAGCCTCGTTGAAAAACAGGCTTAATGCCTTTGGCCTAACTACCAGGTTAGTCCGGTTAGCAACCTGGATCATATAGCCGACGAACTTGCCGGTATTCTCCAACACCTGCGGTTCCTCGTAGTCCCGTTCATAGATCATCTGGTGCTCTATCAGTTCTGCCTTTGATAACACGCCTCCAAGAACAGCGGCAATAGCCGATTTCTGCCATTGGGCAAGCATGGTGTTAAAATCGACATTACTGATAGCCGGATCGGGGTTGGCTACGTCCTTCAGGTTCGGCACAGTGATAATTCTGTGGAATTCATCAAAATACCTGCCTGAACGACTATCGGTGTTGGGTGCAGCGATAAGTCCAGCGTATTCCGCCTGAGTGGTGTTTCTAAACCCCACGCGACCGACCAGAGCTTGTATGGCTTCAGGACGAAACATTAGTCGTGTTTACGGACCAGGTAATAAATGCGTATCTGAGCGGACATTGTACCGGTGCCGGTTGTAGTAACCCTGTAATAAACTCCGGGCGCCGTGACCTTGGCAAATACTTTGCTATTGGTTGTCACATTGGCTAAAGTCAACGTATCGCCGGCAGCCGAAAAATTAGTACCGTCCAAGCTGTAGTAGAGAATAGCAGAACCACCTACAGTGCCTGATATTTTGGTGATCACCGGTTGTACAGCAACCGCGGAATAACCGGCCGTTACCGTGAAGGTCTTGGACACAGAAGCGGCATTGACTACCGTGTCACCCGCAACCAGCGGCATAAGCGTAGCCCGTTGAGCACTGAGGCTTAACACAGTCCCAACCAGTAACGCAAAAAGAAATAGTGCTTTTTTCATGTTTATGTTTTTACTGATTAGGAAAGTTGAGCTACTTCAAATACCACGCTTTCGGTAGCAGTAGACAGCGCAGGAAGAGCCGGGGCGATGTCGATTGACATTTCGGCCTGTAGTACTACGTCCTGGGTGTTACCGTTTGAAGCGGAGGTGTCTGCGCGGTCAGCGTAGATGTGAAGAGCGAAGGTCATGCCGCTACCCAGCGGGTCTTGGATAGAGCCAAAACCACCTACGTATGAGTTATAATCACCCCATCCTTCGCGGTTCTGCTTCGGTATCCAGGGAAGCATTGCGAATTGACCCGCAGGCATGATTAAGGAAATCCCGCCCGGGTAGTTAGCATCTTCCAACTCGATAGACTCGGCGATGTTCAAGCCGGTAAACTGGAAGTTGGTGTTGGTTTGGTTGCCGCCACCTTGGTTGGCGTAGAATTCCCCATCAATATATGTGAGAGAAGACGCGATAACGTCGAAGCTGCCACGATAATTGTTCTGCCTCATCATGGACTTAGCCAATTGATAGAACCTGCTTTTATCAGCTGCGGCAATCTCGTATCCGTCGTTTGCGGCGTTGAATGTACCGCCTGCAGCCGCTGCATTTATCTGGCTCCGGTTGGTGAAAAGGAAATCGATCATAAAGGTCTCGATGTCCTCATTCAGGTTCAGCGCTGCGTTAAGTATCTGCTGGGCCAGTGTTTCTTCGAAGTTGAAGATGTTGTTATCCATCTGCTTCAGCGAGATAGAGAACTTATCAACGAAGGTGGTCCAGGTCAGCGGCAACACGAAAGAATCACCCCTGTTCCCGGTGTGATTGTGTGTCCTGCTGGAAGTAGTGGAGCGCTTGCTACGCGCCAGGATATTTGCCTCTATGGCGCGATCTTCACGGGTGCGAAGCTGCTGATGGGAAGGGATCAAAATGTCCAGGTTCTTCTGGGCGAGCATTACAGCAGGACGCTGCTTTGTCCTCATTTCCCCCTCTGTAAACTGTTGCTTGAGCCTTGCTTGTGCTTTTACAAGATTAGTGGCTGAAAAATTTGGCATTTGAAAGAGTATGTGAAAATACTCCCAGCATCTTGGGATAATGCTTTGCGCGGTGTCCTGCGCTTATCTGCTGTGCCAAATGTCTTAGGCGAGAATCCGGCCTTATTGATTCCTGGTATCTTAGGTTGAGCAATAAGTAACCAATTCAAAGATATAGAGAAAATCTATTTCAACAAAAAATATTATAGAGAAGTAAAAAGGCCGGGATTTACCCGGCCTATTCGGCATTGTTTCGGTCTACTAGCCCGATCGCAGGGCTTTCGGTTATTCATCCCAATTAAAGTCCTTGTTATCCTTTGCCGCTTCAGTGACGAACGCCTGGAAATCCGCAGAGTTTACACTTTTACCTTGGCCCTCCCATTGCGCTTTAGCTTCACTCATCTTGGTTACTACGCCGGATGTGCGACGATCACTACCACCGCCGCGACCTGTTTTTGTGTCCCCTTGGCTGGTCACCCATTTACGCTCATTTGTCACGTAGTCGTTAATGACAGCCTTGTGGTCCAGCGGGTTCTGTGTTTTCGAGTCGCGCAATACCTCCCCGTTCTTCTTAGGGGTGATATTTCCGGAATCATCCACTTCAAAGGAATAGCCACGGGTGCGCATGCTCATGATCACTTCGTCAGCCTCAATGGGCAAACCAGAAGGCACAGCGGCAGTCAGCTTGCCCATTGTGCGCATTTCGCTCTTCTCCTGCTCAGACGTCTTGTATTTGTTTTCGAAGTCCTGGACGGTACCCTGAAGCTTGGCTATCTGCTCTTCCTTTTCTTTTATCTTCTGGTTAGGCTCTATCTTGGCGTCCGCCAATACCTTTGTCTGCAGGGACGAAATGAGCTTTTCCGGGTCTTTGCCTTCGAAGTCCAGGCCTAGTTTCTGCTTCTGTTCCTTTACAAAGATTTCCAGGCCCGCTTCTTTGCCGTCATTGTACCCCAGCTTTTTCTGGTTATCATCCCTGGCTGTGAGCTCAGTAGAGGTGAATACCTGTAGGCCTTCAGGAACCTTTACTTCAGCCTCCTTTTCGCTCTTAACGGCTTCCAGGAAGGTCTTTTCGTCGATTTTCAGCAAGGCGGCAATTTGTTTCTGTATGTCAATGGATAACATGCAATTAGTTTTGTTTTAGGAAATACTTAACCCTGCGGTTAAAGGCCTGTTCATTAAGGCGTTCGGCCCGGTCGCCGGTGATCTTCACGTCCTTGATCTTCTTCACCTTTTCCAGGACAGGCGACCCGGATTCGTGAGATACCGCCATCTTCCATTCTTCATAGACGGAATTGGCTGTTTCCGCCACCTTTGGCGTTTTATCGGTTTTAGCCGCCTTGGTGGTCTGAGGGGCCTTTTCGGCGCCATCTCCCTGTTCGTCGCTGTAAGCTTCCGTAATGAACGAATCAATGTCAGCCGGATCTATCTCATCCACTAACATTTGTTCTTTTAGCTCCTCGGCGGTGAGCCCGGTGTCTTTCAGTTTTAAATACCTTTCCTTTGTTTTGTGATGAATTGCCATTTCTTAATATTTAGAGTTAATAAATGACTAGTTTCTTCTGCCAAAACCAACCGGCTCAGGCTCTGGTTGCTGCATATCTTCCTTGCCCTGGGCGTACTCCTTAAGTGATGCCCTCAACATCTCCAGATCACCGAAAAGCAGATTTGATTCTTGCAGGGTGCCTAGCCATTCTGTGAAGTACAGCTTCATCTTATAGTCCAGGGTACCCATGGCGACCAATTTAGATTCTGTAATGGTCAGGTGAACGAACGGTTCGAGCTTCATGAGCCGTATATGCTTCTGCAGTTCCAGGCTATCGTTGCTGTATTTAGTGTAGTAGTAGTCGCGTAACAGCTCATCCAGCGTAGATTGCGGGGCTCCCTTTTCCCGGGCGGTTAGGTATTTCTCCCACACAGTATCCGGCGACTCGATCAGGTACCGTCTGCCATAATTGACGGATGAGCCCTTATATGATCCGGGGAAATAAAAATATCCGAGTTCGTCCGTGATGAACTTTTCTATCCCTTCCCCCCATTCGCTGAACTTATTTAATCGCCTATTAGCCGGCTGAATGTCGATAAAACGCCCTGTTGCGGTTTCGTTGTCTGCCTTATCTTGCTGGTGCGTTCCCCATACAGTATGATTCATGACGTCTTCCAGGAGCTGCAGCTCGGCGGTCATTGCCTCCCAACCCTTGATGTCGGGCGTAACATACCCGGCCACATCGGGGGCGATCTTAGGATCTTCTTTCTGAGGGACCGGCAGATTAATGTTATCTGCCACATCATGCTTCAGCTTTTTGCCGGTACCACGGCATGCCGGGCAATCCGCGCCATTCTTCACACCATGGCCTTCGCAGTCTACGCAATCAGATGTGTATTGCCAGTACTTAGGGAAGCCGTGTAAGAGCTTATATACGCTCTTTATTGACCCCTCCCGCAGGAATTCATCGGCCAGCTCTACGACGGTCCAGAATGGACTGCAAAAGACGTCCATGCCGGGCTTTACTATGTCCGATGCTACCTGGGCGGATACATGACCGAAATAATTGGGATAGGTTTTACCGGATACAGTCCTGATATTCTCACCATCCCATTTCACCAGGCGATCAAAGTTGTCATCTACTACGCGGTAAATGTTCTTGTCCTTGGTGGTAAAGATCACGTAGTCAAGGTTTCTGCCGTTCAGCTGGTAATCGTATATGCCGGCAATGCTTTTATATGTCGGGTAGGCTTCCCCGTTGCCCACTTCATTGAAGATCAGACCCATCGGGTCCATGAGGTAGGCGATCTTTGCTATATGGTCCATCCACTTACGTAATGTATAACCCCACTCTACACTGGATAAGCGGACGCGAAAATCAGCCTCCTGCGACTTGGGAAGGTTATAGTATACAGACCCGCCACGGGCGCTAAATACCTCGTCTATTGGCCGGGACAGACGATCAAACAGATCAACGTTCGAGCGAGCGTACTTCTGTCGTATCAGCTTCTGGTCCGCATTCTCAAAGGTGTTGATCTGTTCCAGATAGGTATCCATGCCTATGCCGGCGATGTGAACCGCCAGCTTCTTGTTCATCTTCTGACCTTCCTCGACGATGGCCTTATTGGGCCGTTCCTTGATAATGCGCTTGATGTCGCCTATATCCAGTATCATGTTAGTATATTTTGTAAGTACCCTTTTGCTCTTCTTCTATTATCATTGTTAGCGCGTCGGGCCCGTCATCATGCGAGTTCCCTCCTGCCGCCATATATCCCGTTATTGCTGCGTAAAACTCCGGCCACATCAAATCCCACCCTACCGGGAAATAGCACATATTCATAACCTCTGGGGCATTCGTGAATATGCGAACCTCTTTGTTTTGGGACTGATGAAACCATTTGATTGACGTACGCCTGTTACCGATCTCCCTGCAAATCCTTTCCACATTCCTGGCGAACCCTCGTCCGCCATTGTTGCTTTCTATCTTCGCGTCCTGCACCTCCCATTTCGTAAACTGTGTAGCTGTCTTGCCCTCGGTTCTCTCCATGCTCTCGGACGTATATATTACATCTAAGAGGTAATAACCGGCTCTAGTGGGCACGTAAACGACACTACACAAATTATCCTCTCCTGTATCCGCTGTATCGACTATTGCCCGTCGTTTAACCGCTCCTGCGGGCAACTCCCTGTACAGCTTCAGATTCTTATAAAGAAGCCCCTCTTTAGGCTTCGGGTCACCCTGGTAGAGACTCTGGAATACATGCGCATTGCGTTTGCGAGTCTTTTCCAGCTTCTCTTTGTTGTGCCTTTCTGGCCAAAGCGGCTCACCATCTTTTCGCGGGTCCACTTCGGTAGGTGGACCGACTTTGATAGCTGGATAGTTTATTACCTGCCAATCCTTTTCAAGGGCCAGTATATGCCCCAGGAGATCCGCTTCGTGCCATCTGGTAAACACTATCAATACCTGGCTATCGTTATGCAGTCGGCTATCGGCTACTGTATCGTACCAGTCCTGGATAGACTCGCGAATAGTGGGGCTCCATGCGCTTTTCTGGTCCTTGTAGATGTCATCTATAATCATTATATCCACCGGATCACCGGTAAGCGGACCGCCTACCCCCACCGCTTTCAAACCACCCTCTTTGCCCACTATATCGAATTCGTCCTGAGTCCTCACATAGTTTTTGTCCCTCTCTGTAGGCAGGCAAGCGTCGGGGAATATCTGCCGATACTCTGGCGTGCTCATAAGTTGCTGAATCTGCCTATTGAACTTTCGGGCCTTTGTGGTATTATACGACGCAATAGCGATCTTCCTATCTGGGTTCAGTCCGAGAATGAACGACGGCAACTGTAATGTGCTGCCACGTGATTTCCCGTGTTGTGGCGGGACCGAAATTGCCAGCTTCTTTATCTCCCCTTTTGCAAACTTGTTAAGAACTTCGTAGTATAATGTATGAAACCAATTCGGCCTGAAGCTGGGCATCGTATAGATGGTAAAATCTGTGAGATGCCGGCGCCCAAGTTCAGCCTCATATACGTTCAACATCAATTTTACGTTTAAGCTTTGCCAAGACACGGAGTTCTTCCGCCGTTAATCCCGACAGATCCGGTAGCTTATTAAGGCTCTCCCCGTTGGTCGTATGGTCTTTCTTTTCCGGCGCATTCCAGCCTTTCACCTTGCAAATGCTATCCAGAGCTTCGCGCTTACCCCATATCTTGATCTTCCTGGTCACACCCACGGGCTTCTTAGCTCCGTCTTCGTCTGTTTCCCACAACTCATCACTCTCCAGTCCAGCCAAAGCGGCGGCGGCATCATCGCTGATGTCATGGATATTCTTCAGTGAACCGTCTTCATTGTAATACTGGCGCAGGTCTGAGAATGCCAAGCGAGCATACTCCCGCATCACCTTTTCCTGGGTGATCTCCATCTTATCCAGAACCTTTTGGGTTTTTGCCTCGATGTACTGTTGAATCTTAACATTTGCTAACAGGCGGGAAGCTTGCTCGTTAGCTGTTTTAGAGGAGTATCCGGCCCGAATGGCCGCTTGGGTACCATTTCTGTCAATAAGATATTGCTCGCAAAACATGAGCTGTTTTGGAGTCAGTTCACCCTTTTGTGTATTATCCTTACCCTTCATTTATTGGCGGCCAGGTGTTTATCCCGGAACGCTCTTATACAAAGATATAGATTTTGTCTATGTCGTTTCAAAAAGATATAAAAATAATCGCAGAATTATTTGGTAATACGAAAAAGTCTTACTATCTTTACTTCATCAAAACAGTTAACACCATGAAAACATTTAGAAAGAAACCGGTTCAGATTACAGCAGTTCAGCTTACCCATGAAAACCTTCAGGAGGTGCTGGTTTGGGCTAACAGCATCCAGCCAGCAGACAAGCAGGTTAAAGAATCAGAAGCCGGAATACTGATCCCAACAAAGGAGGGTGAAATGCTCTGCGGATTCGGAGACTACCTGATCAAAGAACCCTTTCCGACCGATGATCGGATGTTCTATCCCTGCAAGGCTGATATGTTCGACCTCACTTATGAAGAAGTAAAGTAACTCACAAGGCCGCCTCAAAAGGGCGGCTTTTAGCTTAAATTAGGCACCATGGACACTATATGGACATACGTAAAGGCTGATAGGTTTTTCCCGAAATACGCACCGCAGGTGAAGAGCTATAAGCAGAAAATATCCGGCAAGAATCCACGGGGCAACCCACTGGGGTTTTCTGAGGCTGATCAGGTGGCTATACGGAAAGGCTTGGAAAAGATGTACGAAGATCAGCGAAATATGAAGATATAGAAATATTATTTTGCCATACTCACTCGAAGCCTTTTTTAAAATGCGTTAATAAACTATCACATTATCCTTGTCCTAGCCATCATTTCTTTTGCGCCCATGACGCGCATAGCCATGATCTGCAGCAGGCGCTCCCCCTCTTCCGCATTTTTATACTGCATGTTGGGGTAGTTCAGCAGACTATACACCATTACCCTGCCGGTTCTGTGGTTCAATATCTCTATATAGCTCACAGACTCCCTGGTGAATGCATCGAGTTCGTAATTCTGTACAATAATCAGGCTGCGCTTACGGTTATTCTCCCGGAGGCCACCGGTAAGGAATACGCCACGCCACGCCTGACCACCATGGAAAAACACAGTAACACTGTCGCCAGCTGCAATTTTAGCATGCGGATGCCAAGTATTGAAGAGCAGGACATTGCATCCCTCTTGGGTGACGTATATCTGCAGGCCCATACGCTCCATTACTTCCTGCGGCCCGGGATGCCTGCTCAGCTTATGGTCCGCGTTGTAGAACCATAGATCGGGCTCCCCTGTCATACCGGACAGCTTGGTGATCTTACAGTGTACCCCCATAGCCCTGGATTGGACAATAGAGGCTTCTGTATCCAGTATGTTAGGCGTGTGAAGGACCATACTGTTAATATCCAGAGTTTGAATATAGAGTCTTTCTGATAGCTGATTCTTCCTTGCTTAAATGCCCTAATACATTTAGATTGTAGTCGAGATAGAAAACCTCTTCATTAATCATAAGGGCCGAAAATACGTTTTTGCTGCGGTACGTGTGTAGAATGGTGTATTTCGCATTCTTTAGCATCTCAGGGGCCATTTCATCATATTTAACGGATATTTCCAGGGAGTCGAAGCCAATAGGTTGGTAGCTTCCTGGATCATCCAGCGACTTTGATAAGTATTCAGATACATTTGCTTCAGCCTTATTTTGATTTGATAGCCTACATGACACAAGTGTGGTAAAGCAAAGGACAGCGAATATCGTATTTTTCATGTTATGGCCAATTAATTCGTTCAAGCCCTGTAAGAGTTTGAATATTGGTTGCATATCCAATATTCACAAACGAGTCTATGGTGGATTGTGGCACATTCCCGCTTTTATATCGGATGTAAACCGTATCTGACTTCGTTGCCACCAGGTAGGTAGCCAATGGCCGTGTATCTCCCTTTTTAATCTTCAGAGAAGACGCTATCTGTAAATCTTCGAAATATTTCCAATTTTCGCCGCAATACACAGCGGGGCTCATCTCCTGAACGCCTCCGTCAGGCCGACGCTGATCAAGGCCAATTATCGCACCACAATCGCTGTCTGCAATCTTATTTTCATCCTTTGAACATGCTAGGATAAGGCATAGCAGGATAAATAGAATTAGTCTTTTCATATAGGTGTATTTTGGTTTTAACATTCACTACGCATATACGCTGCATTCGTGTTATGGAAATTAGATGTTATCAACATCATACAATTATCCAGGTAACATTTTCGTTTGATTATTCCTGAATGGTTTTGTGAATATTATTAATTCGCTAAATTAGCCGTCCTGTTCGCATCGATCCTATGCTGATCCTGTCTAACCGGATTGCCCAACCCCCCTAGTAACTCCTCTGCTCAAATTTTGACCGTGTCGCAAGACCTAAGGGAATCCTATTACTTGACCGTAAAGTACACCAGAGTATGAAACACAAAAAAGCAAAAACAGCAAAGAAAAGCCCCCGCCAAAACGAAAAGGTTAAATCCCATCAAGATCCAATTCCAGGCTCCGAACCAAGTTGGTATTTTTCTTTATCTCTTCTACTGCAGCACGAAAAGACAGAGGTGCAGGAGCGTCTTTTGGGGCGATCCTCTTCTTCTTAGTCTTTATGCTTGTAACCTCAGCCTTCAAGTCCTCTAATTCTTTACGCAAAATATCTATCTCTACCAGGCCCTTGGCGGCCTGGTATGCAAGCGCTTTAATCAAGGCCCGCTCTGGATTTAATTTATCTCCAGCAGGGGCTGGTTTATACCCCATTATATAGTCAAAGTCAGCCGAAAACTTTTCGCAATAAATTCGCAAAAAGCTCTCGCTAACCACCTTCTTACTCTTTAAATATTCGCTTACTATACTCCCACCATAACCAGTTTTATCTGCAATTGCTTTGCCTGGGAAGCGTATATTTAGGCCATTTACGTGCTCTAAGAACCTTTCCTGTCTTAGATCTTCTGGTTTATGCAACATTGTTACAATAAATTAATTCATTTTTTACGCGAATTATTTGTTTTATTCGCAAAAACTTCGCAAATTTGCTTCATAATCGTACAACAAACGTACAAACGGATAACAGAATTACCAAATCTTATACCACAAATTCATTATGAGTTTACTTTCTAAAGACAAAGTAGCAGAGATAAAGGGAGTACTGGCCCAGGTTAATCTTACCGAAATCTGCCAGCGACTGGAAGTAAAAAGGAGAACAGTTTATGGGGTTCTTTACGGCGAGTCTTCAGATTATGAAACACTGAAAAAGGTGGTAAAAGAGGCCAAGAAAGTAATCAGGGAACAGAAAAAGACTGAACAAGATCTTCAATCACTCTAACCACTACAATCCACTCACCATGACCACTACAGCAATTAACAACTATGGCTTCCGGTTTGAGATAACCGACAAAACAGACGGGGCATATAGGTTACAGATTGACTACCCCCTCCCTTGGGGCACAATAACCGCTCATGGACTGCTTGTTTACCGGGGCAATGCATGGGTACTGGATGAAATGACCTTCGAAAATGCACACGCAGAGGTTGAGCTGTGGCAGTTCATCAATAAGCTGCGGGAGGTTCGCGTACAGGCTTATCCTGAAGTTATCGCCTACTATGAGGCTAACAATAAGCCTGTGGATATAGTGTCTGCTGTAAGCAGCCTGTTTGATCCCTTTAAGAAAGCTATTTAATCACCCCTTATAAACCCACCCAAACATGCGTACATCGTTCAATACCGCCCTTATTGAGAGCAAGATTTTCAAAGGTCAAACTGGCCACATTGTTAGCAGCAATCGACTGTATTTCGAGTGGGTTAGCCAGTATCGGCGCATTGTGGTGATTGAGGATGGCAGCGGATTCGAAGTACGTGTTACCTACAAGGGTCTTGCAGCGGACTGTAAGCCATGGTCTACTCGATGGGGTATCCTGTCAGATGCTATGGGCTGGGCGCAGGTTTACGCCAATAACAAAGAAGTTAGGATAAACAGCTGCTTAACAGCTACAGACTTTAATGGGAAACGAATTATTTAATCATAGTCGGCCCGAAACCATCCGGGACTAGGGCCTCTAATAAATCTCTAATTAACTCTAATAAACACCAAATCATGAACACTCAACTTGTACACACGATTATTACCGCCGGAACTACTTACATGGTAGCCGGAACAGCCCTTGCCTTGTTTGGACTGTATAAAATGGGCATTGCTGGACTGATCAGGGATTTCTTCACTGGTAAAACGGCTAATAATGGATAATTATAAAGAATCCGCATATCCGGAGATTACGACTGAACCAAAGTTTCAAGGCGGCGGCGTTTACTCTGACACGTATTCACATGGTGGGATGACTAAACTGGAAAGATTCACAATGGCAGCAATGCAGGGCATTTTGTCTGGGATCTTAGCATCCGGAAACGATTTAACCGGATGGGACAGGCAGGGCATAGCAGAGGAAGCTATTGGACAGGCCCGTGCCACCCTTTCAGAACTTTCTAAACAGCAGTAAGATGTCTAATACCGTTTTCATACTGTTGTTGTTCGTAATAATAATCAATAGCTATGCTATGGGGTACAGGCACGGTTCCAGAAACAAAGAAACAAAATAACCCGCTGCGCAAACAGACGGGCTATTGAAAAAGATTAGTAAACACCTAAAGCACAAATATAATGGAAAAGATTGAATTAAAACATACACCGGGGCCATGGGCCGTAGAGGTTACTAAATACGCAATATTAATCAACTGCACAGTTGACGGAATAGACCATTGCGTAGTCACTGATCGGTTTTGTTATCCTGGATTTGCCCAACACGGTGATTCGGTGAAATTAGCAAATGCACATCTGATCGCTGCAGCTCCTCTCCTGCTCTCTGCACTCATGAAAGCGGTGGAGCAAGAAGATAAAAACGCTCACCAGTTTTTCCTGCAGCTTCCACCATATACTCCTGGTGAATATGTATTCCCCGATTGGTACTATGACGCCAAGGACGCTATTGCAAAGGCCACTAATACCACCCAGCCATGAGCCAGATACCACAACTACCACAACAATACCCTGCATACTACAAGAACAAAAACGGTCTTCATTACCACTGCATACTTGAGCCAAAGAGATCGATAGACGTGTCATTGTACGAGTTTGAATACGGCGTTCACCTCAATACAAGAGTGATGACCTACTGTACTATCTATCCTGAGATGGTTGACTGTACGGCGGAGGAATTCTGGATTGCTGCCGGGAAGGCTATGGAGAAAGTGCAGGATATGTTAACATCTGAAACCACTAATCCAACAGTATAACATGAAACTAGAAACACTCACACCAGCCCAAGAAGCTAAAATACCAGAGATAAGAAACTACTGGCTTAATTATATCCTATCCTGTCAAAATAGGCTTGATAAAGAGAAGGCCCGAAAAGGCATAGAGTGGATGTACAACTACTGCGGAAAGAAGCCTCCCATTATCATATTCATGGATAGCCCATTCGGGTGTCAGGTTGCGGCTAACTTCTTTTTAAAATTTTTTGAGAATAAGCCGGCCAACATCTGGGCCAACATCAGGGACAACATCTGGGCCAACATCGGGGACAACATCGGGGACAACATCGGGGCCAACATCGGGGCCAACATCGGGGACAACATCAGGGACAACATCAGGGACAACATCTGGGCCAACATCGGGGCCAACATCAGGGACAACATCGGGGACAACATCGGGGACAACATCAGGGCCAACATCGGGGACAACATCGGGGCCAACATCTGGGCCAACATCAGGGCCAACATCGGGGACAACATCGGGGACAACATCAGGGCCAACATCGGGGACAACATCTGGGCCAACATCGGGGACAACATCAGGGACAACATCTGGGCCAACATCTGGGCCAACATCAGGGCCAACATCGGGGACAACATCGGGGCCAACATCAGGGCCAACATCGGGGCCAACATCGGGGCCAACATCGGGGACAACATCGGGGCCAACATCAGGGACAACAAACTAACACATTATGAAACAAGCTGGATGGGTTGTGTTGGTAACTACGGATGGGTTGCATATATAGACTATTTCCTTCAGCTGAAGCTAATTCATTCTGACAGAGAGAAAGATTTCAATGCATTTAAGGATCTCCTATTGTCCGGAGTGTTTGACATGATTCAATTTGATGGACTATGCATAGTGTCCGATATGCCGACCAAAATAGTAAGGAATGCAGCTGGCAGACTGCACAATCCGAATGCTCCCTCTGTTGAGTTTAAAGATGGGTGGTGTCAATATAATATAAATGGGCGCGCATTGCCATCTTGGATATGGGAGAAAGCAGCATCCGGCGAGATCTCTAAAGAATTGTTCCTGAAGGAGTCAAATAGCGAAATAAAGGGTGGCATTTATGAGGTGATGGGCCAAAAACGAATGATGGACCTATTGGGCGCCATTGAGGTTGATACAAGGACCATCACACATAGAAATGGTGATTTGGAAGTCGTGAGCCTGCTGAAAACTAAGGAGCGATTCCAAGAAATAGGAAATGATCCGTTTGCGTGGGTTAAAATGGTGTGTCCTTCCACTGGAACACAATACTTACAAGGGGTAGAGCCTCATCATACAAATGCACTGGATGCTATCGCCTCACTATCTCCTTTCAAAGCTGAAGAATATTCGTTCGATTTAAGGTCATAATATTTCATTAACAACAAAATTATAACAAATGCAAAACGTATTACGCGGACATCAAGGAGATGTTCAATTCACGGAAATCAAATCTATTCCAACTGGTGCTAAAAAGATAGCAAATAAACCTATCGCGCTGGGAGAACATTCCGGACATATGCACGTGCTTACTGGCGATGTCCAAATGTTTGAAATTGAAGGCCGTATTATTTGCGCCGTTGGTGCAGATGGCGCTAGGCTTCAGCACGTTCATGAATCTAACTTTTCCGAAGCGTGCTGGAAGACTACCAATGAGATCAAGAAAGCAGATCATAATTCACACCTCCTGCCAGAGGGTAACTATGAGTTCTATATACAGAACAGCTACAACCCATACAGCAGGTTAATGGAGCAAGTAATCGACTAAATTCTGCACCCCTTCAATCCTCATACCATGAAACAAAAACGCTCAAAATGTGGACTATTATACTACTTGGCTTACTGGTTGTTCTGCTTGCCTTTATTGTTACTGTACGCTGGTTCAAAGG